TACGTTTTCACCTAAATCATTTTGTGTAGGAACACCATTAGCATCTTGAACTGGAACAGTATAAGGATTACTAGTTAGTGTTGTTGGATATATAACATGCTTAACACCTAAATCATCTATCCTAGACATTTCTACATAATTAACATAGTCATGTGGTATCATAATAGACAAACTAGGTGGTATTGTAAGCTCTTGAGATTTAATAGACTTCAACGTATCATATGAAAACTCTTGCAAACCACGCTTAGCATGAAACATAACGTCCGATCTTTTAACTCTAGGTATTAATTTATCCATACCTACATATGCGACCATAAAGTTATTTATTACGTCTTTTAAAGATATATAAGAATAATTACCGTTGTTAGCCCATACGGTTGATGTTAATAGTTTTATTACAACTGCATCACCTGTTGTTGGTATTGCTGCACCTATTAAAGTTACTGCATTTTCACTTAGCGTATACTCTGTAGTAGGAGTTAATAAAACACCATTTTTGTATACTTCAAAATTAGCATAGGATACACCAGTTACAGTAGCTACTAAATTAGTATCACCTGTCCAAGTAAATTTTACTTGAGCAGGCGTAGTAGTAAAAGATTGCTGACCAGCATAATATTGTTCGTTAGTTTCTGTTAGTAATCCCATGTTTTATTATCTTTTTGCGTTAGCTTCGTCTTGCATTAATTCTTGTTGTGCTGCTTGTATTATTTGTGGATCTCTTATTATCACACCAGCATATTGTAATATCTTTAATATACACTCAGTTTGTTGGCTATCACTTATTTCAAAATTAACTGAAGTTGCTGCATCATATAAATATTGACCTAAACTACCTACTGTGTATCCCCAAATTGGATCTAGCGGCTTTCTAATATAACTCCACTCTACATCTTTAGGAACAGGTGAAGCAGCAAAAGGATATACTTTTACTTTGTCTTTTTTATATGTAGCTATTGGAAAATTATTAGAAGGTTGTAATAGTGGAGAAAGCTTTTGTTGTACATATTCTCTTTCACTTACAATTTGTATCTCTGGACTATTAGTTCCTAGTGCCCAGAAAGCAGCCCCAAACCTATGTAGATTAGTAGGTTGAGTATATTCTTGAGAAGCATAAGCTGAAGAAAAGGTATATTCTTCAAACACTTGAAACTCTTCATGGATGTGATCCATTCTAGATGCAAATTCTACATCTGTTTTTGGCATACGTATATACTGATTATAATCTTCAAAAAAGTTTTCAAAGATCTCTAATTGTACTTGAGTAGCTAATTGATTAAACTCATACGGAGTTAAATACCCTCTTTGTTCTTTATTAAGGATACTTAATACGGTTGTATATACAGTATTTACGTTTATTGCCATTTTAATATTTTTAAAAAAAAAGGGTGGCGAAATACCACCCTAATTTATAATCACTTGTTATTTGAGTTTTTTATCAATCGACTTATAAATCTCTAAACCTTCATCTGTCTTGAACCACGCAGCCATTGCTGAGTACGGATTTTCGTCAAATGGTACAGTCATTAATTTACGTCCATTACTAGCCCATTTAATAGTTCTTTGATCTGGAGATATAGATATTATACCTGCTTCTCTTGCTTTTATAGCAAAATTTCTTAGTATAATATTTTCATCTTGAGATAAATTTAAGAACAAACCTGGGTTTTGTCTAGCGAATAATAATAAATCTCTTTTTAATTCTTTAGTACTTAAGTTAGAAACACTAGATCCCATTTCTACACGTAGTATAGCTTCTGCTTGATCTATATCTAATTGCCTTGCCATACTTACAGCATCTGCTTCTAGTTCTAAATATTCTAATTGATCTACAGCTTCTACTTGTTTATCTAATTCAGAGAATATAATCCCATTATGTGGATGCTTAGCTAAAAATTCTTGTAAGCTTCTTTTCTCTTTAGGTACATGTAAAACACCGTGTTCAAATACTATATGCTTTAAAGTTACTTGTCCTTTCTGCTCATCTACAAATATGCTTTGTTGATTAGTAGCATATCTAAGTTCTCTTTCATATCCTCTATCTTTGTCGAACCAAACTAATGGATATTTTCTAGTATGTTTACTAGGTATAGTGTAACTTAAAGGTTCTTTGTTATTACTTAAATAGTAATTTCTATCTTTATACTCCCAAGTATCTTTTACTTCAGGAGCTTTCTTTTCTTTTGTTTCCATAATATAATATAATATAATAATTAAAAAAGACCCCGCCGAAGCGGGATCTTGTTATTGTTAATCCAGTAGATTAAACCGCAGCTGAACCAGCAGCGGCAGAAGTAACAACCGTATCATTTTCAAGTAATAACGGTAAACTTCCTGGACTTTGTATTGCCTCAGCCATAGCTTTGTAAAAAGCTGTTGTAATAGCAGCGGCAGTCGTTGTATTTGCATCTGGAATAGTAACGTTAACAAGGAATTGTCTTCCATTAGCGTCAGTATCCCCATGAGGTCCACTACTTCTTAAATAGTAGATGTTAAGAATGTGAGAAGCTCCCGGTGAACCACCAAAAGTAATCGCCATAACATCATCTACAGGAAGTAATATAAACTCTGCAGCAGCAGATGCAGTAGCATTTGCTGTAATTGCTTTAATGTAATTTGCCATAATTTCTATATTTTAAAATGTTAATAAATTAAACTGCTTTAAATAACACGAAGTTATTAGCTGCTTGTGTTACTAAACATCTTTCAGTTAAGAAATGTACAGACATTGCATCAACACCAGAAGTATAAGCTCCACCTACTGAACCAGTGATCCAGTTTTTGTATCTTCTATCTTCTGACTCAGAAGCTCTATATCTTACGTGTAAGAAAGGTCTTCTAATGTTTGATCCAAGCATTTGATCGTATACTGTAGAAGTTCCAGCAGGAACTAAAACACCATCAATAGCTTTAGATAAACCTCTTGTTGAAGCATCATTTAGATATTTCCAGTCAGTTTTGTAGAAGTCATAAGAACCTCTTCTGAAACCAGAAAATCCAAAATTAAGTGCCATGTCTTCTTCATTGTCAAATAGACCATAAGAAGCTGCAGCAGTAGAAGCATAACCTCCACCAGCCATAGCTGCGATCATATCATCAAAATCTAAAGCAGTTTGTCTTTGTAAGAAAAGCATGTTTTCTTCAATAGCACCTTGCTTATCTAAGTTTTTAAGGATTTCATCGAAATCTCCCATTGCACCAGAACCTGGAGCAGCAGCACCTGCAAAACCTTGATATACATTACCTCTTGCTTCAATAGCAGCAAATAAACCTTCTGTACCTTTTAGGTCAACACTAGTTTGATTTGGCATAGCAACTGTGTGACCAGCTTTTTCACCTTCAACTAATGACATCTCCATATAGTCTTCAAATCTTAGTCTTGTTTCAGACTCAGCTTTTAAATACCATAAGTATCCAGATGTTCCATCTTCAGTAGCTATTTCTACCCAACCGATTTGTGCAGCATCAGAACCGTTTACTTCATACTTGTCTCTAATGATAATTGGAGAATTGTTGTATTCAGTAAAACTTGGCTCAATAGATGTCATTGAAGCATCATCAGAACCTTTTCCAAACTCAGAACCATAAACAAATAGGTTTAGAGTATCAGCACCAGTTGTCTGCAAACCAGAAGGTAAAGCAGCGCCAGCATAAGGTACAACTACTATTTCAGCAACTGTAGCTGGAGAAGTAGGTTGTGTTACTTGAGATACGATACATTTTGAAGTAATTAAACCAGTAGCGTTATCAGCGACCAATATAGTTTGATTAGCTTTAATAGCTACAGTGTTATTACCTCTACCATTTGTACTTGGGTTAGCTTTATCTAACTGTATTTGAATAGTGTCAGTAGTAGAACCACTTTTAGCATTACATTCGTTATAAGAAACGTGTAATCTATTTTGTTCAGACCAAAGTACTTGATCAGATGTCATTGGCATTTCAGCGCCAACCATTCTTAAGAAACCTGATAATGTTCTATTACCATATCTCTCAACTTCAGCTTCGTAAAGCTCAGGCAGATATTGTTGTGCCCAATCACTTGTACCATCAGCAAAGTTTAAGTAATTGTTACTTAAAGCTTGCTTCTTTTGAGCTGGAATTAAACTTGCAGGAAAACTCCCACTTGTTGCAAAACTCATAATTTTTAATTTTTAGTTAAGTTGTTTTTTTTCTTTTTATTTTTAACTTAGAACTATCTACTCCATTTATTGCTTTTACTTTTAGCCCGTTTATAAATATATCCCCTGAAGGTGAAGTGCGCGCTTCATTATTTATGTTTTTAGACTTAGCAGTTATATCTTTAACAGCGTCGGCTTTACCTTGCTCGTAAAAATGATTTGCTATACTATCGGCATTATCTGCAGTATAAAGTGCTTTATGATAACCTTTTAAATCTCTCACACTTCCATCTTTGTTTAAGAACTTCTTAGTAAAGTTTGAAAGTTTAGATTGATTCTCAGCAACATCATTAGCGTTATTAACACTATACCTAAAACGTTTTTCACCAACTTTAAAATCGAAACCTTCGAATTCATTGTTGAAATACTTATTGGTATTTTGTTTAAAGTCCTCATGATGTTTTTTTATCGCACCTTGTTCTTTGTTATATCTATTGAAAAACTCCATTGCTTTTTGTTGTTCTTGAGTAGCGCCCGGTCTTAACTTAATCTCGTCGTAATACTTCTTTTTCGTTTCCTCCAAAAAGCTTTTGGCTTTTGCAATTTCTTCTTTCTTCGCGAGTTTCTTTTTTCTTATATCGCGATCTTCATCCAAATCTTCATCATAAATAAATTTATCTTCCATAAGGAATTTAACTTCTTCAGGATCAAGATGTGGTCTAGTCTTTTTATAATATTCGTTTAGTAATGCTTCTTCGCTAATATTAGAATAATCAGCATTTAACCTTACATAGTCTTCTACTGTGCCTCCAGTATCTTTCATAAAATCCACTAGTTTTTCTACATTTTCTGGTAGTTCTAGTTTAGGATTTTCTTTTATCTCTTCTTTAATATCTTCAATTACTTTTTCTTCTTCTTTAACATCTTCAGTAATTTCAGTTATAGTAGCTACTGGCTCTTCTTTTTTCTCTTCGGCAGCTTTTGGTTCTTCGGTGTGTGTTTCTCCCACTTCACCGCCATCTTTGGGAAGTTCGCGTACATCCACCTTCGTTGTGCTTGACTCTGGAATGGCATCTTCTTTAATTTCTATTTTAGGTGTTTCATCTTTCTTAGATAAATCTACCTTTACTGTTTCTTCTGGTTTTTTATTAGCTAGCTTTTTAGGTTTCTTTTTAAGTTTAAATTCACCTTGCTCTAACTCACCAGTAGAAGTTTCTTTTATTTCTTCTGACATAATATAATATAATAGTTAATAAATGTTATTGTGGCATCATCTCGCCTTGTGCATCACCACCTAGATTATCAGGTTGATTTGACTCAAAATCTGTAGGTAGTAAACCGTTTTTACGTTGATCGATCATCTTGCTTTGTTGAGTTCCTTGAATTCTAACTCTTTCATCTTTTCGATCTTCAATATCTTTTTCTTTTTGCTTAGTAGCTTGCATATCCATTTGCTTTAACTGCATGTCATATCCAAACTGTTCAGCCATTAATTCTTTTCTAAGTTGATATTCACTTTGAGTTCTTTGAATATCAAATTGAGATTTAGCTTGCTCAAACTGAATGTTAGTTTCGTTTAAAGCTTGATTTTTCTGAACTTCAGCCATAGCAGCAGCTTCACTAGCTTGAGCATTAGCTTGAGCTTGAGCTTGGATCAATTGCTGTTTTTGTTGTTGTTCTAGCTTTTGCTTTTCTTGTCTACGCTTTTTAAGTAGTTCGTTAGCAAGCTTTAAATTGTTTATATTTCTAATATCTATAGCATCTTCTAGATCAATACCACCTTTTGATAAAGCTACTTGTATGTTTTGCTCTAACATTTGCTTCTCTTCCTCGTCCGGCTCTAAATCGATGAATATACCAAAGTCATGTATGCTTAATTTAGAAAGCTCATCCAGCGTGTGGATATTATAATTAGATATACTGTTCTGCAGTGACATTCTAGTTAGTGGGAACATTAAAGCGTCAGCAGCTCTAAGTGATAT